TTTAACACTCTTAAATCTTTTGCAACCAAGGCTTTTGGTAGAAGAGCAGGAGCGCAGGCAGTTGCAAATGCAGCTAGAGTTACTTTACCCTCTGGTGCTTTTGTCGAGGGAGGTTTAGCTTATTCAACCAGAGCAACCGGAAATGTGCTTCTAAAAGGAGCAGCTGAGCAATCTGTAAAATCTGCAGCAGCTAGAGCAGTTGCCCAGGGAGGAGCAAGAGCAGCTACTACAGTAGCAGGAAGAGGTGCAGCTGCAGCAGCTACTGCTAGTGGTGTTGTTGCTGCAGAGGCATCAAACCCAGTGGGGTGGATAATCGCAGCAGCTTCTGTTGTTGGATCTGGTGTAAATCAGGTTTGGAATTGGTTGAGTGATAAGCAGGCACCTAGGTATGGTGAAGTCGATGACTTTGCATATGGTGAATTTTCTCCCAAGTCTATCCCTACAGGTAGATCTATTACTATTTGTTGGACTAGCGACGGTGGAGCTGGTGGATGGGGTTTTGTTGTAGACCTTTTAACATTTGGTAAGGATGACACAAGAACAACTATGGAGTTGGTTAAGCTCGGTGAATATGATGACAGATCAGTATTCGTTCTTATACAGGTTAATTCTCAGATGTTTGAAAAAGTTATGTCTGACAACGATCTCGTTTTACTTTCTTTCTCAAATAATGATAAGTTTGAAAGAGGCTATCTGGACAATGACGACCTTGAATTCCAAACTGTATTAGTTCCGGATATTACTGAACTTACTATAGGTACCTCTTTTGTTGGTTATTCCTCTTGGGACGAAATGGAAGATGCTTATAGAGAAAGTCCAGACAGTCCGGTCTATGTACCAACTGAAGCCAGATCTGACTATCAATTCCACTATAAAAACAAAGATGGTAAGGATNTAAATGTTACAGGTACTCTAGTTAAAGAGAATGAGTTAACTGATGCTTATATAAATGAACTTGTTCCTGGGTCTATTGAAGGACAAACATCAGAGTCTTTGGAAGATAAACTAGAATATTCTAGATTGTTAAATGAGAATAAGGTACTTTCATTTAGTGATTTTTCAGCTCAATTAAATTCTACTATAACTGAAGCAGAAGANGATACTACAGATGAGCCAGAGGTNCCTTCNAATAAACCGGAAGTTTCTAACTATGAAACTGAATTAGATGGCGTTTTAGCAACTACCTCATCTATATCCCAAGTTTATTCACAGATACCTGTTATCTCATATAAGGTAAATTCAATCAACTTTGTTAATCCCGAAGAAACTGGATCTGCTGGTTCTTTCAGTTACTTCCTTATAGGTGAAGAAAGTATGAACCCATCTCAAAATCAACCTGTCCTGGTAGAGTCAGCATCTGAAGATTCTATAGTAGATCCAAGATTCGGTCTTAAAACTTACGTTCCCCCTGTGAAGGAGGAAGAGGTGGAAGACACGATAGAGGAACCTGAAGAAACATCTCCAGAGGAGAAAATAAATATAGAAGACGTTGACACTACTGGAGATAGAGTAGAAACCACAAGAGGAGATGTACAAATAAAAAGTAAATCTGGATCTCTAACTATAAAAGATAGAGACGTAGATGGAGGAATAAACATATTTGACGAATTCGCTAACGATGAACTTAAGAAGGAACTTAACATAGAAGGATGGGAAAACATTACTAGTGTTAAGGTTAGATATGATGATGAGGGAGAANCAAACAAGGTTACNATCANNAACAGATTTGCTCCTAGTCTTACAAACAGAAGAAGAGTAATCAGAAAGGGTGAACAAGGATTTGAATCTGCCTTAAATTTCGCTAAGTCTGTAGAAGATGGTATATCTTTCACCGGATAAAAAAACGTCAAAATTTCCAAAAATGGAAATAGATATATAAAGTTAAATAATAGTAAAGTCAAGAAATGAACGAGTCTTTATTGAATGAAAATCTCCTTTTTATCCTGGAGAAGCAAGATAATAATCTTGATGTCTCAAAGGGAGTCTCAGATGATGGGTATGTACTTCAGGGTATTGCTGCTCAATTTGGGAAGGAGAATAACAACAACAGAATCTATGAGGAAGGCGAATACCTACCTCATTTAGAATATCTTAAGGATAAGATAGGTAAAAAGAGATTGGTTGGTGAACTAGACCATCCTGAAAAATTCGATGTATCTCTTAAAAACATCTCTCACGTAGTTGAGGATCTTGTTTATGATAAAGACGGAAGAGTATTAAACATTAAAGTTCGTTTGCTTGACACTCCAGCTGGACAAATTGCTAAAAAGCTAGTAGATGCTGGTATACCTCTTTCTATTTCATCTAGAGCAGCAGGAAACGTCGGACCTGACAAGAAGGTACAAATTAAAAAAATCTTTACGTATGATCTGGTAGCTGATCCTGGTTTTCAGGACGCTCAGCTAGAAAGAGTATATGAAAGCGCTGGTTTCGATGCTTTTGAATTCGAGAAGAGATCAAAAAATTCGATTATAAACAACTTAGAATGTGTAAATGAATCACTAGGCATAGAAAATGAATCTGGTGTGAAGATATATAAAGTTGAAAATAGCGAAGAATTCGAAAAAATCCTTAATCAAGATAAAAATAAATCCACTATTATGGAGGCCAACAAAGAATATGTTACTGCTGACGAGCTTAATAAGTATTCTATCTTTTTGAAAAATAAGATGGATGAGCTTGAAACGCAAATTTCTGAAATGAAACAACAAGAAGCTCAGGTTACTGAAAGCGAAAATAACTCTGTAGATTGCAAAGCTCTGGAAGAAAGAGTTTCTAAACTGGAGAAATACTCCGAGTACCTTGCAGAAAATCTAGAAAGTGCTATCAAGTACGGTGAGTACCTTGCAGAAAATCTAGATAGTAGCATTACTTATTCTAAGTATTTGGCGGAAAACTTGGACAAGACTATTTCTTATTCTAAGTATTTGGCAGAAAATGTGGATAAGGGCATTTCATATTCAGAATACGTGGCTGAAAATGTTGACAAAGCAATCGACTACTCTAAGTATCTTGCAGAAAAAGTAGACGATGGTATACAATATACAGAATATGTGGCGGAGAATCTTGATAAAGGAATTGCTTATTCAGAATACTTGGCAGAAAAAGTTGACAAGAATATTGCTTATTCTGAGTACTTAGCAGAAAACTTAGATAAAGGTATTTCTTATTCTGAGTATCTTGCTGAAAATCTTGATAAAGGAATTGCTTATTCCGAGTATATCGCTGAAAAGCTAGATCAAGGAATCAACTACACAGAGTACCTAGCAGAGAATGTAAATAAAGGAATTGCTTACTCTGATTATTTAGCTGAGAAGTTAAATGGTAATATAGCTAATACAGAAGCTATTCACGAAAGCGTTAAAGCAGAAAAAGCACCTTCGTTAAACGAAAGCGCTAGAGAAAATGCTGTAACAGCTTCCAAAACAGAATTGGTCGAATCAGGTTTTGCTGGAGATTATGAAAATCTCGGAGGTAAAATTGATTCTCTAATTGAATCGGTCAAAACACAGAAGACTGAGGAAAATATAAACGAGGCAAAAACGAAAGTTGAGCCAACTGCTCAAACACAAAAAGCAGATGAGGCAATCAACGAAGCCGAAGAAGTAAAATTGGCAGAATCATCAAGTCACAAATTTATTGATGAAATGCCAGAAGATTATGCTCCGTTATGGGAGTCTCTAAATGAGAGTCAAAAGCAATCAGTTATTGCTCAGTCTCACTTCTATAATTTAGAAACCTCATATCAGATCAAAAATTTCTGGTCAACTCGTCAGCTTGGTGCTAAACCAGTAGGACTTCAGAAACTTCAAGAGAGCCAAGAAACACCAGAGCCTAAGACGGCTACAACCCCTCAAGGGTATTCAAATGATTACCTTAATTGGGTCGCTAAGTCGCTCGAAGGTAAGTTTTAAAAATCTAAAAAATATAATAAAAAGATGAAACTAATCAACGAAGCAGAAATCTTCGAAACCTGGTCTCCTATCATTGAGCAGAAGGCAGGAATTCAAGATGCTGAGAAAAAAGGATGGTTGAGCAAGTATTGCCATTACCATTCATTAAACGAGTCTGCTGGTGCATATCAGTCACTAGCAACTGTAAACGGTATGGGTGCCGTAGCTCCACCCGCATACCCAGGTGGGTATAACTCAACTGGTGCAGCAGTAGGTAACCAAGCTAACGCAGCTTTCTACAACTCTGCTAACCAAGGTTCAGGAGATAAGTTTCCTTCACTTCTTCCATTGGCAATTCAGGTTGCTGCGAAGACTGTTGGATTCGATATCGTTCCTGTAATTCCTATGTCAGGTCCTACTGGCGTACTTTCTTACCTAGATTACGTATACTCAGGTGGTAAAATCAGCCCAACAACAGCTGGTTCAACTGCTGCAGATGCACTAGCAACTGCACCATCTATGATCAAGGTACAATTGACTACTCCAGCTGCTGGATATCCTGCAGATTTTGCAGTAGGTACTACTTACTACATCACTAACGCTTCTTCAGCAGGTGCTTACATCACTACTAAGTTTGTTGGTCTATCTAGAATTGATGGTTTCCCAATCTTCAGGATAGAAGGATTAACAGCTGGTGAAACTGTTTCTGCAGTTCTTGATGGTGGTGCTACTAAAATTGGTACTTCAGTAGACGGTGCTCAAGCAGGTACTACAACTGCAAGAGCAGAATTGGTAAAAGCTCTTGAGGATCACATCCAAGGATTCTCTGGTGCTGGTTTCAACAACGACCAAGACTTTCAAGGTCCATTCGTAGACGGTACTAAGACTTACAACCCAATGCTAAGAGGTGTTGGTGAGAGCACTTACTACCAATCAATGGGTCTTTCAACGTTCACTAAGTTCGTTGAAGCTGATACTTTCCAAGTAGCTGCTTCAGTAACTACTGAGCAAATCCAAGACTTGAACAAGCAATTTGGTATCGACGTTATCTCAATGATCGAAAATGCATTGGTTAACGAAGTATCTCAAGCTATCAACAAGCACATCCTTTCTAGAGCATTTGCTCTTGGATGGTCTAACCACGACGAATTCTTAACTACAGAAGGACAAAACTTGAACCTAAACCTCGTTATCGGTGGTACTGCAGGTTCTTACACTATTCCTTCTTACGTAGGTAAGTCTGACACTGGTCTTACAATCTCATCTGTTGCAGGTCCTGCTTCAGGAGGATACGAGAACTTGTCAACTCTACAGAGAAGACTATTCTCTAGAATCTTAGCTTCTGCTAACGTAGTAGCTAACAGAGGAAGAAGAGGTCCTGCTAACTTCATCGTTACTAACGCTAACGTTGCAAGTGCATTGCAAGACATCTCTCAGTTCACTTTTGCACCTTTCTCTAACACACTAACTCAAAACAACGGTACACTTTACCCAGTAGGTTCGCTTGCAGGTATGACTGTTTATGTTGATCAGAACATGAAGTTCGGTGATAACAGAGTATTAGTTGGTAGAAAAGGTGGTGACGACGAACCAGGACTTAAGTTCATGCCTTACATGATGGCTGAGTCTATCCAAACAATCTCTGAAGGTACTATGTCACCTAAGATTGCGGTTAAGTCTCGTTACGCACTAGTAGAAGCAGGTTTCCACCCAGAAACTATGTACTTCTGTTTCCACGTGAACGTTCCTACTGGAGGTTTATCCTAATCAGTAGTTAGTACACACTAATATTAAACCCCAGACTTTTGTCTGGGGTTTTTTTATTGATATGGGATATATAATATAAATGTGGCAGTTGCATAATGAATAAATTAAACTCACATAAGCAGTTCCTGTTCGAAAGAGATCTTTCAGAAGAAGTAGATCAGGTTGTTTTCGCTGGTCTCTTATTGGATTATTATAATCTTAATGAGGGTAAAGCTCTTGATACTTTGAAAAATTCAGTTTCTAAGACTTTATTCGGACCTTTTTCTAGATTATCCGTTATAGATACTATTAGGAAGGGTAATCTTGAAATTCAAAAGGAGATAATCAGAAAGGAATATGACATGGAGGATGATATTCTTGATATAGAGGGTAAGGTAGAAGAAGCACGAAAAAAAGGTTCTAGTTCTAATGAAATTTCCCGTTTGAGATCTCAGATAGAAAGAAAGAGAAAAGAATTCCGTTCGTTTGTTAAGATGAAAAGGGAACAGATGAATAAAGGAATGAATCTTCTAGAAAAAACTATAGGTAAAAACCCAAGGAGAAAAGAATATTACGAGGCCGGTTTTTTGGACGATAAGTATGATCTAGCTAAGTTTGAATATGAACTTGCAAAACAAAAGTCTTCCGACGATAGCTCAATAAAGAAGCTTAAGAATGATCTAGAGACTGCTTCTAAGAAAGCGGAGTCTTTTGTTTCTAAATCCAAAGATTCTGCAAGAACAAAATCTTCCATAAAGGACTCAGAGCTAGAGGATGTTGCATCTTTGAGAAAAAGGATCTCTATTAACGATATTAACGTTATCGTATCTCTAAAAGAAAAATCTAAGGAACGTGTTAAGGACATAAAATCACAGATGTCGAAGGTTCTAAATGATGTAAAACAGTTCATGTCAAAGTCCCCGACATACGAAGAGGTTAAATCTTCTGGAAAGATTTCTAATGGGATAAAGGACCTGGAGGATAAAGCAAATGAGGTCGATTCCCTTGAAAATCTGATTAGTGTTTACTCCGATGCTATCAAGTCTAAAGGTAAATCCATTTCTAATGAATCTGCTTTAACTGGCCTTTTTAGTAAGATCAATTCTGCAATAGCTGATGGTAATGATGCTGGTTCGGGAATAACAAAAGATGTTGTTGATATGAAATCCGACGTAACCCTAAAGAAGATTGGTAACTTAATAAAAAAATTAGTCTAAGATGTTGTTAAATTTTAAAGAATGGGAATCTCAGAATTTAAATGAGAAGGACTCTAGCCTAGATAAGATAATGAATTGGTTAAGTTCTAACTTCGGAGGAACTATATCTAAGATAGATACATTGCTTTCTGATGTTAATTCAATAGAGACCCAATATTCTAAAGATTGGAATGAAATCCAAACTGATATAGATGCACTGGAGGTAAAGAAAGCCCAGACAAAAAGCGATCCTGCTGAAGCTAAGAAGCTAGAAAGAATGATCGACAGGAATCAGAAGCTTCTCACTGCACTGAATAAAAAGAGGAAGGCTGATATTTCCAAGGTTGATGATCGAGTCGAAAAGCTTGTAAATGGAAAGCAGAGATTGGTTTCTTACTGGAATTTGAAAAAATCCGAGCTGGAAGCGGACTTGGCTGAAAAAATGTACAAGCTGGCAAAAGGTCTTACTGACGATTCTGTTGCTGGTGAACTTTATGATAAGTATAAGAAAGCAGCTTTGGATGCTAAAGAGAAGGATGAAAGGTTTAGAGAAAAGTTTGGTAAGCTTGATTTAGCAAAGCCCTCTACGCTTAAATCGGATGCTGAAAGTAGGGCTATAACAAGTTCTAATTTTTCAATGGATCCTATCTTTTCTATGAATGCTCCTCAATTTACCAAATTTGTACAAGACCTCGAAAAGAGTCAGGTTGGTGCTTTAATTAAGGCTATGCAGTCTGAGAGGAATGAAAGGTACGCTACATTAGATACTGAAAGAGATCGTCTTGAAGCTCAGGCTAAAAAGAAAGGATTATCTGATGATAGTGTTAAGAATAGTATTTCAGAATTAAGGGAAACCCTAATGAAACAAATAAGGGATTTGAGAACAAAAATAACTATTGCTAGAAGGTATGCATAATCATATAAAAAGAATATCTGACTTTCAAAACCTTTTTGAGGGCGCAAACGAAGATCTGATCAAGGCTAAAGCTGATGTTAATGAACAACAGTCTTTGATAGCTGAAGAAATAGCTAAGCAGAAAGAAACAACAGATCTCAAGGAAAAGGCAGCTAGTGTAAGAAACCAGGCAAGATTGGTTGGTCAAATGCCAGCCCTTTTAAATGCTTTAGCTAATGCTATGGATGCAAAAGCTGATTCCGGAGATACAACAAATATTTACTAAAAGATGTCAAACAATTATCTTAGAAATAACCCAGTAGCAAATCAATTATCCATAGATACTTTTAAGCTCTATGAGAATAAGGATGTTGATGATGTATTGAAAATATCAATTGATACCCTTTTGGCAGCTTGTAAGAAGATTATTTTTGATTTCGCTTCTGATAGGAACAGAACGTACGAGTCTTTTGCAAAGAAGATTGAAATGATTGGAGATACATCCACTATCAAAGGATTGATTGCTAACATTAAAGATGCTTGTGAGGATACAGAATTGCACGATTCTATACTTTCACCTCTCAAAAAATCTTATTTGGATTCGATTGATTTAATTGGTGATGCAATCAAAAGAATGGTTGAACTTGATCCATCCCTCGAGTCAAAAGCTATCCAAAATTTTAAATCAGCTGGGAAAAAACTAGTTGAGAGTGTAAAGAGAACTGCCGATGAGTACCAGGAAAAATTGAACGAGTCCAATGAAATTGGGGTTCCGGGAAGGGTCCATAGATTGAAGAAAATGTTGATTAACAACATTGTTGATTCTAAGGGCAAGGATGCTAAATCTGGTTATGGAAGAGATTGGCACAGACTATTTACAACACTAGCACAAAAGCTTTCGTCTATTAATAGCGATAAGGCTACTTTCTCTGACAATGACAGAAAAACACTTGCTGAACTTGAAAAGAAAGCAGATAACCTTGCACAGGAGTATGCTCAATACTCTGTTAAAGCTGTAGAGTCTATTATGGCAAAACTTATGAAGGATGATGATCTAGAAGCTAAGTTTGCGGATTTCTTTGATATAATGACTAACGCTCTAGACAAGGTTACTAAATCCAATACTGATGAAGGTTTAATTGAGATAAAGGTTAGAGAAGACCTAGAAGACAAGGAAACTAAAATGAATGATAGAGTTTTCCCTCTGAAGATTGGGGATAAGGATAATGACACAAAACTTAAAGGTTCTGGGCTAATCGCTGCTGTACAAAAAGCACTTATCGATGCATTTGTACCAATTAAAAATCTAATGGATCCAAGAGGTGGTGCTAACGGTAAGTATGAAACTGCAACTGAAGTCGCAGTGAAGTCAATCCAATCTACTTTAGGTAATAAGGATGTAAATGGAAAATTGGATAAGCCATTGCTTGATATAATTCTTAAACTAGATCAGGTTTCAAAAGAAAATAAGGAGACTATCAAGGAAGCAATCAGTCAACTTCGAGGTTCTTATTCATCGGTAAGGGAATCCAGCAATGCATTATCAGCGGAGGAGTTCATGAGATTAATGGAGGCTATGACTTATATTGATCCTAATGAGATAGAAGTTAATATTAAGAATTACAGCCAGGAGTTGGCCGAAGATGATGAATCAATTTCTCAACCAACAACCTCTGACTATTCACTAGCTGAAGCACTTGCTAAGCTTTTAAGAACAAAAGATTATAATAAAAATGCGGAAGCTGAAGATTTCTTAAAAGAAGATGGAACTCTTAAGGGATCTTGTCCTCATGATTACGTCGATTGTTGGACTAAGGCAATTTCTGGAGATAAACCTGTTTCTTTCTTTGTTATGGTTGACGATAACGACAACTGCTCTCTTTTCCCAACAAAGAGGATTTCAGGTAGTGTAAATAAGCCTTGCAATTGGAAGAGGTATAAATCAATTGCTGGTGATGATATTGATGATGTACACAAGTTTGGAAACTGGTACACCTCGTACTGGAAAAATTTCGGTGGTGTTGGATCTGAGATAAAATCAAAAGTCTTGGATGAAGTAATGACATCCAATTGTAAGCTTGCTAAAGAAGAAAGTCTAAGTGAGGTTGCTTCTATATACGAAGAATTAGAGGGATCTTTTGTTCCAAATATGGATGAGGTATCTGGTGGTTACATTAGACCAAATTCTATGAGATCCTTGGTATCTAGTATAAAAGGAATGCTTGGTAACGATGGGATCTCAAGTCTTAGTCCTGGGGAGCTTAGAGCTTTGTACAATACTGTAATTGTTTGTTCACCTTTAATAACTTATAATAGAGATAAAGATGAATGGACCCCGGCAGTAAAAATGTTATGTAACTCTTTGGATATTACAGAAGATGAGTTAATTTCTGATATAAGAAAGAACGGATCTCTAGGTAAGAGAGGAAAGATGTCTAGTGAAAAAATAGCTTTGTTTGATACAAATTCTGTGGATAGCGATATTCTAAAATCCACAATTATCGGAAGCACCGAAGATCCAGATAAGGTTAATAATATGAAAGAGAGTTTGAGTAAAGTTAAGCCTATTATGAATAGTCTTTCTAAGCACTGCAAAAGAATAGGTGTTGATCGAATTGATGACATTACTCCTGACATTTCTGATTCCATGCTCGTTATAACAAGGGAGTGATAGTCTAGAAACTTATTGGCCTTTAATTCCTATAATCCATTGAGATTAACTTTTACTAGTGGAGAGGAAGGAAAAGATTTATTTTATTAGCTTTTGTAGTCAGGGACCTCCTTACGATTCCGGTATAGATCTTAGTGATAACGGAGATAATATTAGGTTACTTCTCGGGAATTTCTTTGATGTCGTTACAATATACACTCCGACATCCATTAAGGAATGCGAGGGTAGCGAAGGATTTTGTGAATTCCACGAGGGTGTTTTCAATCTAAATCCTGGATTAAACTCTAATGGATGTGGTGATTTTAAATCCTTTATAATAGATAAAACACTCAATGAGATAGAAGAGAATGATATACTGATCTACCATGATTGTAATTTTCATAAATATCCACAATATTGGCAAACAGACTGGGAAAATATTAAGGAGATAATAGAATTCCTCCTTTATGAAAACAGGTCAGACTTCTTTATGCCTTTTGAACACTTCGGACTTCAGAAAGATTATCTGGTATCACAACACGGAAAAAGATACACAACGGATGCAATAATAGGTAATAAAATTGAATCTGACATTGTATCCAGATGTTACGAGATAGCTTCTAGCAGGATAATAGTTAAAAACACCCCTAGGTCTAGAGAATTCTTTAGAGAGTATAAGAATCTGTGCAAGAGAAAGGACTTATTAACTAAATATCCAAACCCAAACCCATATCCAGTATTTACACACAGTTGTCCAGAGCAGCATGTCCTAAATTGTTTGGTTTATAAATATATTCTAGATGGTAAACTTGACAAGAACTTTCCCAGATATGCATTTCCTGATAGAAAGCTTGTCATGGATAGGAACGTTGAATATAGAATAAATTCTGAATTATCGAAATATATTACGTCTAAGTCAATAAAAGAATTTGAAAAGCATCTCACCAATGACCGGGAAAATAAAGATATTCGAGGGACCAAGAAATTCAGGGAAGACCTTTTTAGCACGTAAATATGCTGAAATAAAAAATTTACCTATTTATAAGTTTGATTTTGTTGGGTGGTTTAATAGACTTGATTTCCCTGATAATTCTCACGAGACGCATTCCTTTGCTCTTGGAAAGGAGCTAATGCTTCTACAACTATCCAGGGATGGTCTTTTGTCAGATTTTATTCTTGATCGTGGTATAATAACTGTTTTATCCTGGGGAATTCTTTCAGGTAGAATCGGAGAGAAAGAAGCTTATTGCCAGCTTGATATGATTGCCGGTCAAGGACTACTAGAAAACTGTGAGATTTATTTTATTGCAGGTAATAATCCAGATGACTCTCCAAGAAAAAAGGATAATTGGGACTTTAGGGATGGTGATAATCGGGAAGCAGAAATTATAGAAAATCTTATTGGCTATATTCAAAATCAGCCATATAATGTTTATGTACACCGTATATTCAACAGCTTTGATGAAAAAACGGTGAGCGATTTAAAAATGATCTAAATGTGCGGAATAATAATTACTAAAACTCCAGGTGAAGAAGTACTGGACTCAATTAAACATAGAGGCATCGAAAAAACTGTTGTTTCTAAGAATGGACTAAATATATGCCACCACAGGCTTCCAATACAGACTTCTGATGGTGATGATTGGAATCAACCAATAGAGGTAGCAGACGGCATCTATTTGCTGTTTAACGGTGAGATATTTAACTATGACAGGGAAAGGTATGGTTCTGATATAGAATATTTAGTCGATGCATTCTCAAGATATAGAGGGGAAAGTTTTGAGATGTTCTGTGCTCTTTTTTCGCCGGTTATACAAACTTGGGATGGATTCTGGGCTATCACAGTTTACAATTCCACGACCAATGAAATTATAGCCTTTACAGATCCATTGGGTAGAAAATGTCTTTATTATAATACCAGTGGAGAAATAGCATCTGAAATAAAGCCACTGATAAGTGAGAATTCCCCTATTGATGAGTCATTTATAAGCACTGTTAGAAAGTGGGGATATAATACTGATGATAGAACACCATATAGTGATATAAAAAGAATACTTCCTAATAACATCTATAACTTTAATCTGGATAATCCTGAGTTTAAGAACGTTTATCAGAATTACTATAAAGGATTTGACCATCCAATATCAGAATTGGCTGGTAAAGGATATGAGGAACACATGGAATGGCTTTGGGAAAAAATGTTCGAGTCCGTTAGGAATAGACTTGTCTCAAAAGACTATCCAATATCTTTACTTATTTCTGGTGGTCTTGATTCCTCAATTATAGCTTCCGTATTAAATGAAATTGGTGCTGAAGTTAGATGGTTTAGTATAGAAAACGGTGAAAGGGAATATGTGGATTTGCTAGCAGACCGGTTGGGGAAAACAGTTTCTTTCCTAGATTATAGCATGTATGAATCTATGAACGAATTAATTTATAAAAAATGGAATGAATCCCCGATAGATCTTGGTTCTGTGATACCACAATACCATCTTTTCGATGCAGTGAAAAAATTCGGTGGCTATAGAATAGTTTTATCTGGTGATGGAGCAGACGAACTTTTTGGTGGGTATAAAAGAATCCACGAGTACGATTCACAGAAATCTGATATCTTCGATGAATTATCTTTCTATCACTTGCCTAGATTGGATAAAATGTCAATGGCACATACTATTGAGCTTAGAAGTCCTTTTCTTAACTTGGACTTGGTAAGATTTGCATTGCACTTACCCTTGGAATGGAGAAAGGATAAAAAAATCTTGAAAGATACCTTTGCCCCTCTTCTGCCTGATGAGATAATTAATAGGAAGAAGGCTCCACTCAAGAATCCAAAGATAAAGGAAGATAAAATAGCCTATCGATATAAGGCAGTAGAACTTTTCCTCAGAAGTAAATAAATTACCAATGTGAGCGATATATAAAGAAAAAAGCTCCAAAATGGTAAACAACATAAAATCTTTTGAAGATTTTAAATCTAGTGAACACCAAAGCGTAAATGAAAACTGGATCAGTGATATCTTAGGGTATGCTGGTGGTGCTTTTAGTGATGTTCTAAAAGGGAAGGCTTCTGCTTATCTAATGAGCTTCTTTGGCATTGGTGAACAATCTATATTTAGTAAGCTTGTCCAGAACTTTGTCGAGCAAATTCCTATTGCAGATCTTACTAAAATTATTTTTGCAGGTAAAGCAAATTCTGCTTATTTGGCACCAAAGCTTGCTGATGCAACTATTGAATTTCTTTCAGAAAAGGGATTGGATGGTGTTGCAGAAGATCTTCACATAGATCCGACTGGATGGATATACAGAACTATATCAGAGATGATAAGTAATGAAACCAGAAGAGGTCAGTTTAGAGAATCTCTAGTTAGCTTCTACATGCAGGCATTTAATGGATTTAAGGAAGTTGATGTAGATAGCTTTAAAAGTACATTATCTCCCTCCGAAGCTAGAACGCTAAGTAGCGGAATAGATAAAATAGCAAAAAGTCAACCCAATAATATAAATATAGAAGTTCCCTCTGGGGAAGCTAACAAAGATTTGGTAGCTAATTTCTTGTCTGGATTAATGGGCGGAGGTCAGTCAATGCAATCGATGGGATTAAGCACAGGATCAACAATACAATAAAAAACTAGATCATGAACATAAACGACGTTTCAAAAAGAGAAGTTTTAGACTTTGATCAATTCAAGAAAAAAGTCCACGACGAAACATACAAGCCATTTTCTGCTGAGAATCAGGAAAGTGAAGGTGGAAGAACAGGATTACATAAAATTAAAAGACAGCCTGCTTATGATTGGGTTGGTTATGCAGACGCTGTATTTAGTCCAGAAAAAGCTGGAATCGAGGTTCCTGGATATAATGCAGATGGAGATAGAGAATATAACATTGCTAATGCAGGTCCATCTATAGTGAATGCACCAAATTCTGCTCAAACTCTTTCTAGTGCCCTTGGTGAATCTGAGGTCAATGAATCTTTTTCAATAAGGAGACTGGAGGATTTTTAGTAATATCTTTTAAAAGGAGTATACAAAGACAAGTTTCTTTTGAAACTTGTCTTTTTTGTTTACTATAAATGACAACAAGGATTATCTGAACGATGAATATTAAGCTAGTACATATACTGACAGAACCCGAAACTAGGAGGGAAGTTGAATCGATTGCATCACTATCTCCCCTTGGAAATCTGGGATTGGATTACCAACAACAGGTTAACCAGAGATATAGAGGAGAGGATTGGAAAAATACACAGGCTTTGACACAATCTCAAAACACTAACCATGGACCAGGCCATTATGGGGCTTTCCAGTCATTCAAAAAAGCTATGCTTGATAATTTTTCTGAAGATCTGGATGCATTGGTCTTGTGTGAGTGTGATTGTGTACTTGAGTGTTCTCCAGAGTCCTTTATGAATTCCCTGGAGAGGGGAATAGAATTCTGCAACTCTAATAATCTGCAATATCTTTCATTAGGTTCTAGGTTTGTTAATGGATTTTTACAGTCCCCAGAGACTGAATTTGATGAGAATTATCCGGACTTTTATGTAACTAATAAGGTAATTCTTGCACATTGTGTAGTATTACCAGCATCAGCGAGAGGTACTATACTAAAAGCACTTGATGAGTTTTCGTGGGACAGCCCAGATATTTGGTTTAACGAGGCCCTTTGGAGGTCTGGTATTAACAGATTTGGAATTATCAAGGAAAGACTTGCCCGTCAACACGAGGGAATTTCTCTCATAGATAATGTGTGGAAGGAATCTCAGTAATTGGTTCTTTTACCTTCCTCTTTGCTAATTTCCCTTATGAAAAGCTCTTTTGCAATTTTAAGAGTAACTGACTCCTCCGAGAAATCTTCGTAGATTTCCATCACATTTACTTCCATTCCAAGATCCCCCTTGATGTCCATGCTATCTAATATCTCGTGAACAGTAAATTCATACGACATGGAGTAATAACAATTCCTTAGCTTTATTTTCTTTAGCATGGTCCCTTTAGATCCCTTATCGGTCTTTCCGATCTGCCACCAATATGTGATCAGATGGTCTGTAGACATGTTTCTAAATATCAATATTCCTCTGTCCCTATTTTTGCTTTCTATAGAACTGTTTAATCTGAATGCTTTGATCCGGTTTTCTATGTTTTTCCATAGGTCCATTCCGAGATCTGCATACTTATAGAGTATATTAAGCGAGGTCTCTATTATTGAGAATAACTCGTCCTTTTCAGATTCAGATAATTTACTATCCTCGTAGGTCTGTATAACTTCTTTTATACTTTCCGATAGGTCTTCGGGAATTTCCTCAAAATTACTTTCAATCCATACTTTCAATGAGCTGATTTCCTTTATCATGGAAAAAATTCTTTTTACCGGATAATATATGTCCTCGTCGGCAATGTCTTTATTGACGGTAGAAAGGAAGTCCAATAAAATGTACTGTTTGTATTCCTGATCGACTGGATGTTCGATAAACCATGTGGGTTTAATATCTTTCATGGTGAGAATAGTTATGTTTATAATCTATATATTATCTACTGGCTATTCTTCTCGACTTTTAAAGAACTGATTTGTGTTCTTGATATATAATACATAAAAAAAGTGGTCCTGCTATGCCAAGAATAGATGATTATATTTCCTTCAGCTCTAGTAAAAAAAATAATGTTACTAGTGAATATCATTTCACATCGGAATTAGGATTCTTGGATGTTGAAGTCGTAAATAGACCTCCTGAAATTTCTGATGTTGATTCTCTTGAATTTGAGATTGAGTATAAAGTGGGTATAGAAAGACGTAAGGGTGGTGTACAGGATTTAAATTTTCTAGTTGATAACATTGAGCTTGAGATAAAGGTTGACGATTATCCAAACGATCAGAAGGAATTTGAATTTGATATTGTTCCAGATGCGAACATTCCTGTTTCTTCCGTGATAATACAGAAGGGATCTAAATTAATCCCATGTGATCCTACATTTGCTAGAATTGACATGAGAAAATCTATGAATCCCAAGGACTTTAGGATTCAAATACTATTTGGAAGTAATGGATAGGGCTTTAAAGTTTGAACATTTTGTAAAACTTAATGAATCTTCTTCAATCTCTAAGAAAGAAATAGGTGTAATTGGACCTGATCTAAACGGAGAGATTAAAATTAGAATACAAAATCCTGGGGTAACCCTAAAAAGAATTGATGACGGGGAGAATTTCGTTTTTCAAATAGGAGAAAAATCATGTTCTATACCTAAAAAGTACGTTGGTGTATCTACTCAGCCTGGATATGATATAATTTCTTTTGATACCAACATGAATTGGTTTAAGAGTGGAGAAAACGGGAATAAATTTGCGGACATTGTGGATGAGTATATCTCATCTCAGTATGGAAATTTAGGCAAGAAAATGAACCACATAGAAGAGGATGTAAATGTTATGCTAGATTTACTTGGAATAGAGGATGACGTAAAATCTTGTAATCGGAATTCCCCGCTCGGTTTTGACGGAGTAATTTCAAATGGAATGGAATTTGAAATTGTAAAAGAGAATGACTCAGATCTTTTCAAGAAGATGTTTATTTATAAGGATTTGGATTCTATTCACCCATTAATTTCTATCAAGAGAAATAGGGGAAGATATAATTGCTTTTACAGAACCCCGAAAGGGAATTTTGAATGTAAGCATGATTCTATAGATGAAATGTTGAATAATCCGGTAGATAAGTACTTACTTTCTATTTGTTTAGAAGATACTGACGATTCAAAGCAAAGGAATTTGGTCGATCATTTAATGAAACTATTTAAGTACCACTCTTGGTCTGATAAGGGGGTTAATTCTAATACACATAAGAATATGGAAGAAAAAGCTGAGATAAAAAGAATTATGAGCATGCTTAAAAATTCTATTCCAGAACCCCATATCGATGAAATGTACACCGATGCTAGATCAAAGTTCCTAGGAAAATAATAAACCCGGAACACTTTCACACATTTGCCATATAATTCTTAAATCCAGCAATGCTGTCCGGTGAATTGTTTTTTATGCAACCCTTTACAAGTTTTTGTTAACTGTTTAACTTTTGAAGATACATGGGATGGTTGAGTCGAATATTTAATAAGAAAAAAAAGATGGATCTAAAGGAAAAAACTTTACCCGAAGTCAAAGAAGAATTATCCAAATATGATTTCCAATGGATAAAGGGAGATAAAATGGGAAATGTCGAAAAATTTCTAGATGTTTCTCCAGACGAAGCCACTGGAATGACTTTTGTTGAATTTAAAGGCGGTGGAAGAATTAATGTAGAGCTACTCGAAGAATATCTAGATAAATTCCCGGCAACAAGGGTTGATTTCAAGGACGAGCCTGTCATTACAGAACCTGCTTTAGAACAATCTATTCAAGGAAATAACTTGCCTAGTACTTCCGATAAGCAAGCATCCAGGAATACAGTTTCTTCGGTTCAGCTGGAAGAATCACCGATATATAAGCTATTAAAAAAACAGAAGGAAAATTGGGTTAATGTTAACATAACCCTTAAGTTAAACCTTCCTCCTAAAAGCTTGTATAACGTTTTAATAAGCTCGTTTGATAATGCTGATGATGAAATTATAAACTATATAACTGAGGGTATTGATATAGAGGATATAAGATCAGCCCTGGCAGATTCTATATCAAATTACTATGACGCTACTCAAAAGTCAACAAGCAAGAGTTTAAAAAAGAACAAGGAAAAACCAATAGAAGATGGAGACCAATAAAATATTATATGAAACCAAAGGACTAAACGTTGTCGAGAGAGACGGAAGGATTGGAATAGTCCCAACATTTATGAATGTTGTTGTTATGCCTTTTGTTTCTGATGATCAAGGATTGCCTCTAGCAATTGGTGTACTTAAGGAGACAAATCCATTTAGAGAAGGAGGTTTAACAATTTCTTTAATTACAGGTACGAGTGAGGATGAAGATCCTGATCTTCTTACTACTGCAAAGAGGGAACTTTTGGAAGAGAGTGGATTTAAAGCGGATGAAAATGATAGGTGGTATTACCTTGGATCTGTTACTTCTTCCAAATTTGTTGATCACGAGCAGCCTTGCTTTGCTGTAGATGTTACTGGTTTACAAAAAGGAGAAGCAATTACTGATGGTAGTCCAGAAGAGCAAGAAATGGAATTTAAATTCATTCCTGCTAATGATGTGGTTAAAGCTAAAGACATATTTATACCTGGTCTTTTCCTAAAATTATTTAAGTATGTTTTAGGCATAGATATACAGGGATCCGGAGAAACATCAGGAGATGATACCTTTAAATTTTCAGCAGAATGAGTCAATCAAGAAGACAAAGAAGACAAATGGCCAAACAATTTGGCCTGTTGGGTAAAAATGAATCCTTTGACCAGATGAGGGAGAGGATAAGAAGATCCCAGAAAATGGGAAAGCAAATTCACCTTAAGAATTTGGAAGATACAAGAAATAATCAAATAGAATCTCAGAAATCTAGGGAGATTGCCTCCGAGGAAAGATTAGCCAGGGAAATTTCAGAAAATAATGAGATTGGAGTCGAAGAAAATTTGGAAGTAAACTCAGGTTCATTCGAATTTTTAAATGAACTAAAGGAAGGTCCTCAGGCTTCTGATGAAACGGAAACCGAAAATAATGCCTAAGGACATACCAAAAATATCTTTTTTACTTACCTCTATGTCTCTAAAAGAGGCAAAAAGAAAATACTGCTCTGATAAAACTTACTATATTGTTGATATAGGCAAGATTATTAGGGATCTTGGATATGATATGGACGAGTTATCGCCAGAGTCCGAGTTTGTTATAAATTACGCAGTTCAGAAGAAAATCACACAAGGAATATATAGTACAAGATGTAATGACCTCTTGGTTGTCTATAAGAACATCTCTAAAAAATTTGCAGAAAATTTAGAATATTTTCTCTGCGAAGAAATGGAAGAGGAGTTTGAGTTTACGATCGAGATAGAGTGAAAAAAAATCTTGGCTATATAAATGTCAACCTCAAGCAACACAGGATCTGTATCAGCAACCCAAGGGTTCACTGATAGACTAAGACAATATTCTCATTTAGGAAACAGCAGTGGAAGTCCTTCCAATGTTGCTAATAGCGCTACTTATGGGTCCAGAGAAGCACAGCTGGATAGTGCTTCTGCCCAGCTAACTGGTAGGATGTCTAACCTAGGTTCTGTTAATCCTAACAAAGGACCTACTGCTAGAACACTTTTCTATAATGGTGGCTTTTATAATTCTGATGATGCCAAATTTGGGCAGTTTTTACTTTATTCTTTTGGTAATAACCAAAATAACTTCATACAAGAGTATTATAAATCGGAAAATAGGGAATTTAATAGTAATATTTCCCCAGTTTCAAGTGTTACCGGAAGGGGTGCTAGTAAAAACCCTTCAGCAGGTCAACTAGTTAGGCTTACTCAGGATGTTTTAAGCGAAATTGATGCTACCGCTGGAACTGACAGTCAGGACACCACACCAAATAACAGTACTAGAGGAAATAAATCTCTTATCATAGGAGGAGCTTCTGCCCCTTATTACTGGAAAGATTTTTTATATTGTAAATACTACGGTACCATACCAAACAATTATATGGTTACTCTTAGAAGATTCCCAGCCCCTATGAGAGATAACCTATCTATACCGGAACAACTTTTAGCTAGTGATCTTTATAAAAAGCAAGGGGCTGGAAGACCTGTTGCTCAGGCTGTGACCTGGTGGGGTGGAAATACTGATAATACTCTCAATGAAATTGTAGGATTTAGCGCAGGATTAGTATGGGATCAGAAAAATCAAGACGATGTAAAGTATCAAAAGGGGTTTGACCAGGGGTTCTTCAAGAGTGTACTCGGGAGGGCATTTGCTGGTGCTGCAGCAGGATCTGGAGCTGGTGAACTATTAGCAAAGATGGGTGATGTTGCAAACCTGGCTGTTGCTGCAACCGATGGTGGGAGACAGGAGGTAACAATACCTAAGATTAACTTTGCTCTCAGGGATAAGATGATTAGTGAGGGGGGTCCGCTATCTGATTTTATTTTTGTTTCTGTTGATACTGTTGATAGAACCTGGGTTAGAGGTAGAGGTCTAACATTTACTGAAACCCCGATAGATTTAAAATTCCATTATGAGCTTACTTCCGTTGGCGAGGTAAACACAAAAGCTGCAATGTTGGATATAATAGGAAATCTACTAGCAATTGGTACAAACTATGGTAATTTCTTAACCCCTGATATTAGATATGATAATACATTCCCTGCTATTGGATTTCCCGGTGGTGATGAGGGATTAAATGCTTTTTATTCTGATCCTATCAAGTGGACGAAAACAGCTATTAAATATCTTTCTGACCCTGACGGTCTTACTATGAATGACCCGCAAGCTCAGCAGTTTAAAGAATCTGCTAATTCTGTAGAAAAAGCAGTAGCAGAACTTCAAAGTGTTGTTAAACAATTGGCTAAAAGTGATCTTGGTTCTTTAAATAATCTGATAGAATCTGATTCTGCAATAGGAAACATACTTGCTTTTGCACTCGCCGACGACTTTATAGAAAATATACAATTACCGGTGGCCCTACAAACAGGAGCTCCTACTGGAGAATGGCACATGGTTGTTGGTAACCCGATGAATCCCATTGCTATGGTTGGTAATTTAATTTGTGAGGGTGTTAACATAGAATTTAGCGAGGTTTTAGGTCCCGACGATTTCCCAACTGAAGTGATAGCAACATTTAAGTTAAAACATGGTAGAGATCGGGAGAGAGGTGAAATCGAAAGCATGTTTAATAGAGGCGACGGAAGGCTTTACCAGAGTACTATACCTACGTATGCAAGCAACCAATCTTCGTTCAGTCAGGGACTAAGTAACGGTCAGACAGTTCAGAATTTTAAAGGTGGTTCACCAACCACAGACAGCCCTAATGATATATCTGCTAGACAGGGAGCACAACCTTCATAAAATTTAATTACTATGCTTGGAATAGACACATTATCAAAAAATAAAAATATCTTTAATCCAGATTCTGAACAACAACAGCGGAACTATGGAATATGGGATATTGCAAGATCCAGTATTTCTTACGTGAATGTGGATGTGAAATTTAAGAAATATTTTGTTACTAAGGATGATTACCAAATGAGACCGGATTCGATGGCTTATCAGATTTATGGTGATATGGCTTACACCGGTACTCTTCTTAAGATTAATTCGATTTCTAATCCCTTTGCTATTGACGTAGGAGAGGTTTTTGCTGCACCTACTACAAAATCTGTGGATAGCATGTTTTCTACTAAGGCATCACTATTAAAAAAAGATGAATCCAACAATAATCCAAACTCCCAATTTAGGAAATCTCAAGAACAGAGAAGGTTTAAGGTTAGTGATTCTAGGAAAGATTTCTTAGCTAAAAGACTTAAGGCTAAAAATCCTACCCCACAAATACTTCCTCCTAATGTAATGCAAGATGGTGAAAGACAAACTGTTAGAACTAATTCTGTTATAGGTCTGGCCCCTGACGTGAGTAATGCGGTACCAAATCCAAACGCTAACATCTAATAGGCATGCCATCTGAACAAATAGTAATAAATAACTATGCTAAAACTAGTATTCGACTAGACGAGCTTGTTGTTCCTAACCGATCTGGACAGGAGAATCCGAATCAGCCTTTGTTTAGTGATACCGATGATAAATCTTGGGGTGCATATAGACCTGTAGTTTTTATAAATGGATATTACGTAGACAGGTACATGGATTATTTTGAGTTTTCTCAGATTGATTTTCTACCAACACTTAGGGTTAGTTTTACTATGGATGATCCTCTTTTTATAAGTGTGAATTATCCCAAGGATGGCGATATTATTTCCATGTATGTTAGATCAAAGGAAGAGGTTTACAAGCCAATCCGTATGGATTTTAATATACTGAGTGTAAGATCTTCGCAATCACAAGATCCTGAGGGAAATAAAATAAGGTTCACTATACTTGGTGAAACTAGAGTTCCCGGTCTATACTCTGAGATTTCTAAAGCATATAGGGACATGACATCCTATGATGCTTTATTTGAAGCATCGCAGGATTTGAACCTTGGATTTTCCTCTAATGACAGTGGTCTTACCGATAATATGACCTGGATTTGTCCAAACTTTTCTTTGTACAATTTTGTTCATGAGGTTGCTGAGAGAGCCTATAAAAACGATGAGAGCTTCTATAAATTGTGGATAGATCCTTATTACAACTTGACCTTTGTCAACCTGAATAACCAGCTAACTGCTACCGATTACGTCCAACAGGTTAAGGTCATTCGTGGAGGAGATGAAGCAAACGATACTTTTATCTCTGGTGCTGAGTTGGATATGCAAGAAATGCCTTTGGCTCTAACCAACCAAAATGGATCTGGGGATCTCCCATTCTTCATAAACAATTTTACCCTATTATCTAGATCTGGTAATATGTCCAATAAGTATGGGTATATCCAAGAGGTCCAGTTTTATGACGAGGCTATTGTACCTGATAACTCACCAACAGAAAAATATGTAAATTATACTATAGAAGCAGGAACTTCTGAGACTGTGGGTGAGAACCAGGTATTGCAAAAGGGTAGACCGAAGGAAGATCTTTACAAGGTGGAGATAAGAAAATCTTGGTATGGATCTTTAAATAACTCACCTTCAGGTGGTGGTGTCCATGAGAATTTTATACAAGCTTTAATTCAAAATGAATTTAATCTGGGTGATTTGGAGAAATTTACTTTAAAAGTACAGCTTAGTGGTTATTATGGTGGTATCTACAGGGGTCAGGCAATTCCTGTTTTGATATACGCTAACGATCAGGGTAAGAGAAAAGAAAATACCGGAGTTTCTAATGACCAAAAACCCGAGAGCGATGTAAACCCAGTTTTGGATAAATTCCTTTCCGGTGTTTATATAGTAACCTCTATGGAAGTAAAATATGAAACACTTGGTGGGATGTACCAGGTTCTCTATTTGAATAAGAGAGAATGGACCTTGAATAGCGCTGGCGCATTTCCTAAGTCTTTCCCTATTAATCTACTTACCGGATAAATATAGTAAAATAACCCACATCATATGGGAATTAGAGCAACAGATAAAAATAGGAATTTATTTTTAAAAGGATTTAAGTTATCTGAATCTGGAAAAAACGAAGACCCGACATATTTAGGATTTAAAATAGTTTTTGATCCTGGCATACTTCCAATAAACCCGGACTATGGGTGGGCACCAAGTCCTCTTTTAAGAGCACAAAATTATACATTGACCAACGGTGCTGGTGCTGCAACAAATCTTGGTAATCCTTTTGGACAGCCACAATATGAAAGAAGAGAAAGTGATGTAACATATTATTCAGCATATAATTATTTATTGGAGAGGGAAGCTAATTTTCCTGGCGGTGATACACAAAGGAGAGCACAGGCGATTAGACAGTTCCAAAAACTCCTTCAGGAGATAAATACAAATTCTCCTTGGTTTTTCCAGTCGATCGAAGGTCTAGATAGACTTGATAAAATATCTAAGAGCGGATTTCAGGATAGTGATGGGGCTGATTCTTTTAGTCCACAAAGGACCCAAGATAAAACACTAACCATAAATTGCTTAGAGTCTCTTAATTTAAGGATTACTGCTTTAGCTGACCTTTACAATCAGGCTACATTCGATGCTGATAATATGAGGTACCTTGTACCAAGGAATATGAGAAAGTTTACAATGTGGATATTTGTAACTGAGATCAGAAATTTCTTTAAGACTAGTAGACTCACCGCTTCCAGTACTGCACTGGCAGCTATTGATAATTTATCTTCAACATTAACGACTAACAGAAATCCCGGATCCTCCATAAATTCCCAGGGTAATGGACAATATAGCGTAGATGGATTTAATCTAGGTTCTGAAAGACCTGATCCTGGAGGTGGAGGAGGGGCTTTTTCATCTTTTGCTAGAAATGTATTCAGCGGATCAGGTCTCCAGAATGACTTTGAGGCATTCACAAATCAACAGGATCAAAGTGGTATAAAACCCGTCATGGTTTATGAATGTAGTCAATGTGAGTTTGATTTTAGCGATAGTACACCTCTAACGAATGAGACCGATATGGGATCTAGTACAGCGGATCCTGAAAAACAATCATTCAAGATACATGTTGGTAAGGTTAGAATGAAAAGTCAATATCCAAATATAAGGCAGGATAGAAAACCCTTGGTTTTGGCTGATGGGTGGGATCAAAACAGATCCAGCTACCAATTTTTGGGTGATGATACTTTATCTTTGGAAGGAATAATAGGTGCAGGACAGCAAGCTTTAACTAATATAGTTTCTAATGCAGTTTCTGACTTGGTTAATGAAGGGATAAATCAATTTATAGACCCTGTTCTTAGTGGTATAGACCAATCTCTCCTTGGGAACATTTATTCTTTCAATCCGTCACAGTTATCAAGAATGACAAGCCAAAATGGATCCTTTGGGTTCAATAATTTGGAAAATTTTCTAAATGGGGCTTCTGAAACTGGCATTGATAATATATTTAAGGGTAATCTACCAAATCCACAAACCATGGGGGAAGGTGGACCGAGGGAGAGAGTGTATCCACCAGTTCCTCCAGCGGATGCTTATGAAAATGTCCCTGGTTCTGATTTGGGTGTTCCGGATAGAGTATATCCAGGTGTAAGCGATGATGTTTATAGTGGAGTTCCTGGGGCAGATCTTGGAGTTCCTGATAGAGTTTATTCTGGTGTAAATGATGATGTGTACGAAAATGTTCCAGGGTCGGATCTGGGTGCTCCTGATCGTGTTTATGCAGATCCAAGTGGTGATGCTTATGAAAACGTACCAGGATCAGATTTAGGTGTTCCTGATAGAGTTTATCCAGAACCAGAAGGGGATGTTTATGAGAATGTACCAGGATCTGATTTAGGAGGTCCTGATAGAGCTTATCCCGAACCCGGAGGAGATAGAGATGTTTATAGAAACGTTCCAGGAACAGATTTAGGATCCCCACAAAGAACTTATAAATTTGATTCTCCCGGTGATGTTTATGAGAATAATCCAGGTAGGGATCTAGGAGTACCTGATAGAAGTTACAATCCGCAGTTAAATGAAGACGTTTATACTAATGGCGACTTTACTACAGATTCTCTTGGAAATACCAAAGTATATGGAGAAAATTCTCTAGTTTCTTCTAGGGGTGAATTGAGATCCCCCGAAAATACTTTCTCACAGCCTCCTGGACAGGTTTATTCTCCCGTTAGAAGGAACCCTTCCTCTGGTGAAATCGGAAATGTATATCCTGTTACTAATGGTGACTTTATTATAGATGAACCTCTCAATTTAGGGAACTCAAAGCCTGCTGATAAATATAATGTTAGTCTGGGTGACTATAATCCAGAAGATTACGATGAGCAATAAAATCTATAATAAATGCCTTATAATCCACCCAAAATATACTTAGGTGAAATAGTAGACATCAACGACCCTCTTAAGAAAGGGAGAGCTAAGGTTAAAGTATTTGGACTCTTTGATGATCTTGAAGTTCAAGATATCCCATGGGCAAGCCAGGTCAACGGTATTTCTTTCGGTGGTAGTGGTAACGGTAGACTTTCCATACCTAGGATAGGTTCTGTTGTAGCTGTTGAATTTGATGGACAGAATTATTACAGAATGGTTTATTACGGAGAGTGGGAAAGTTCACCTGAGATGCTGGAGGAAATAAGTGACTCCTATGAGGGTGCTCATTCATTCGCATATGATACTGGGGCAGAACCTGGGCCTCTAAAGATATTCTATACCCAGAAAAAAGGGATGAACTTCATCCTCGGTGATGCTAAAATTCAGTTAGACACCCAAGATGGAGGTCAACTAAGGATTGTTATCGAGATGGGTTCTGATCAAATTAGAATGGAAAACAATAAGGTTATTGTAAATTCCAACAATATTGAATTAGGTGAGGCAGCTATAGAATCTGTTATAAAGGGCAACACATTCCAGACTTATTTCAACAGTCATACACATTTGGGTAATTTAGGAGGACCTACTTCCCCACCAGTCATCCCATCAGATCCAACCCATCTATCAAACGTCTCCAAAACGAAATAACTTATGGCAGTTCTACCTGATAAAATACTGGAGGACTTCGAGATTGATGCTTTCATAAATAGGGTAAACTCTTCTGCCGAAAAAATCATTAGCGATCCTAAGTTTAAGTTAACAACAACAAACATACCAGGATTCTCCCTTTTACTGAAGCTTCAAATAAGAGTTTTTGAGAAAAGTCTAGCTTCTTCGTTTGCCCCAATATTTCTGGGTAAAGAGGCTTTATCCGGGGGGTTTAAAAAACTAGGGGAGGCTTTTGGTGGCATTAAGACTATTTTTACTAATCCTATCCAATTTATATTGGATGAGGGTATTAACGGACCATTAGAAGAATTCCCAATCCCTATAAGGTTTGATATTGGTGGCGGGTCTTCTTCGAATTCAAATATCCCAGATAGCGACGGCAGGGACTTTTTTACCTTTAGGAACTTTAGCTATTCTGGATTATTTGAAAGCACACAAAAACCAGAACCTGGACAATATAGTACTCCACAGGATTCGATTGCTGACTTAAGGGAGGTTACAATTAGCAGATTAACAAATAACGGGGAAATCAACCCCTTGCTTGATGGAATAAAAATCGGGGACCAGGTTCAGATATCTGATGGAATCTTCCTCGGAACCTATGTTGTTAATACAGTTGAGGTTGTTGNTGAATCTGAGAGTTTAAATATGGATTTGACTGTTATATCGGTTCAGAATCTATCAACTAAAGATGAAGACGGATCAACAACAATACCAGGATTTAACCAATCTAGTGTTGGTATTAACGGATGTCAATTGGCTATACAGAATTTTCTGGATCCATCAGGATCTTTAAGCATCCCACTTAGGTCAATTGGTGTTAATATACCATTTATTTCAGATCTTATTCTTTCTATTGGGGACTTTAGTAAATTGAAGGATTCTTCACCTTCTAAGAAATATGTGGATAGGTTATCGCAGGAAACTGGATTGGAATTTCAGGACGTTCTTTCTGGAATCCTATCGGGTAAATTTCCTAGTCTTGATTTTAAAAAATTACAGGAAGATACATCTGCTGGTATAGACGGATCAGAGGAACAGGGTAAGGAAAATCTAGTTGTTCTAGCAAGATTTATAGAAATTGCTGCTACAAATCCATGTTTTCTAATTACCATTATAATCAACTATTTAAAATTGTTGCTGCTTCCTTTAAGAGTTGTGGTTGGTGTAATAAAGGGACTTGCAAGTTCTATTACAAATCCTGTTAAACTACTTAAAACTGTTATAAAAGGTCTGACTGATCCTATTGGACTTGTCTGTGATTTGGTAGCAAAGGGTTTTTTGGAAGTCATCAGACCCTATATCCAAAGTCCGATTAGCTTTATCAACCTCACCTGGGAAGAAGCACTTGTGGATCCCAAAGATCCCAAGAGAGGACTACAGCCTTTGATATCTGATATGGTTTGCGGGGATTTTTCTAGGAAGTTAAAAAACTACCAGCCGAGCCAATCTTTCTTTAACTCTTTATCGAATTCTCTCCCTTCGGAAGACACAGAATCCCAGGACCAGGGTCCAAAAATAACATACGATCTTGTTGTCAATGAGGAAATACCTTCGGAAGGTCAAGTGTCTATTAATTCATTAGATTCCTCTAAGATAACGATTTTTAGAATTTCATCTCTTTCAAATACTGTTGAGGATGCTCTCCCATATTTAGCTTATCTTTCTGTTGGTGATGAATTTAATTTCCAATATCTAGAGCAAAGTGGAAAATATAGGGTATCTACCAAAAGGTTTATTTCATCCGGTGAACTTCCATATTTTGAAATGTTCGTTTCTCCACTTCCAAATGTTCTTAAGGAGGCTGAAAATAAATCACCAACTGAATTAATTCTTGATGGTATTGATATTAATGATCTGAAAGCTAGTCTATCTGTAGATAATCCTGATAAGGAGTTCCTTTTTATAATTGAGAAATATCTTCCGGTTAAGATGGTTGCTGTCTGGGAATCTATTAAGGGTATAATAGCTTTGTTTGGTGGTCTTGCTCAGCAGGTTCCTTCTTTGATACCTGCTGTACTGAGAAGTTTATTTGGTTTAAATGCAGGTAAAAGCAAGGCTGAAATACTAGCAGCTGTTGATGAAGATGCTAATTTTTCTAATTCTTTGGTCGAAGCTTCTAATGAGGTAATTAATCTTATTTATAGACCAAGTACTACGAGTATGTCTTATCAAGCAACTAGGAATTACAATGGAAATTATAGCCCGGGCAATCGAACAGCTTTATTTGATATTGTACAGAACAGTAATTCGTCGACAGAACCTGGTATAGAAACTATCTTTTATGATCTCTATGATGCTTTAGAATCTGAGGGAAAGACTCCTGCTATAATTAAAAATCAGCTTTCTAGCAGTCCTGGAGAGATAACAAAGAATAACGCTTTCCTGAACATTCGAACTAGCTCTGATAAGTATGATTTTCCACTGAGATCACCAAGCAAATATGATTTCTATTTTGGAGAATATAATCTTAAAGATGTTGGTGATAGTGTGAAAGTGATGACTCAGGTTATACTACTTCTCCGAGAACTAAAATACTTTGAAAATTCTTCCAGGGTTCAACTGGGGAAAGTTAGAGTATTGGTATACAAGAATTCTGATGATGGCAAAAGAAGGGTTGTTATGTTTAATGGTAATGCTAGGGATGCCCTAAATAAATATAGCTTTACTAAAATAGGATTTAATGAAAAAGAATCCCCTAGATTAGTTAGAACAAAGATAAATAGGGATATGGATTTCTTAATGAATTATGGTTTGCCATCTTTGCTTACTTAAAAGATAATATATGGTGTTGATATATAGTTTAGATAACTTTCTAATATAAAAATAAATGAACACACCAGAAAACAAAGATCTGATCCAGGAAGAATTTAACTGGGACATTACAAATCGGAGAACTATCAACAGGAACGTGGAGGTTTTTGACGATTCGAAGGTCTTCTGTCAAGAAGATTATGCCCAAGAGCTTTACTATAAGATGGCTGAGGGGTTAAAGGGGGTAAGCTCTTCTAAAGATTTGGTAACTGGAAATGCCTATACTGGTACAATCACCACGCTTACGGATAAGTATGTAATAGCACAAACTTATGAAGGGCAGTCTATTTACATAGATCTTGTTAAGGAAAAAAAAGATGCTGATAAACTTGGTATAGGTGGTATTTCTTTTGAGATTAATGCTGAAGTGCAAACTATGGTTAGGAATGTAAATGGAACATATTATGGATCTGTTGTTGATTGCTTTATAGAAAATACCAAGCAGGAATTCTTTGAACAAATCAAGAAAGAAACTCTTGCCTATGAAGCTAGAATAGAATCTATTAACAATGGTGGTTACCTCGTGGACGTACAAGGGATCAAATGTTTCTTACCTGGATCTTTAGCTGCAGCTAATAAAATTACTAACTTCGAGTCTTATTTGGGTAAAAAGATCTATGTGATGATAGATGGATATGTACAGAAGAAAGATATTTTCGTTGTATCGTACAAGAAATATCTGTCTAAGATAATGGACGAGAAAATACAGGAACTCGATCTTACTAAAAAATACAGAGGCCATGTTACAGGAACCTCCAATTTCGGAGTTTTTGTAGAATGGGAGGATATTTACACAGGACTAATACACAAAACTGAATTTGATAACAATAAAGTTGATGGGTTTACTACTGGCGATGAGATAGAATTCTATATTAAAGAAGTTAAGGATGACAATAGATTAACCCTAACATTTGGTGAACCTGTTGACAAGACCCTTAAAATTTACGATCTTAAGAAAGAAATAGAAGATGGATCCAATCCAATATCTAACGCTAAAGTTAAGCATAAGAGGAAAAATGGTGCACTTGTTGAATTAACTGAAATGGGCCTATTTGCAATGATTCCACAGGGAAGGCTTAACAAAGAGCACAAAAACCTTAAATCTGGAGATAATATTCTAGTAACTGTTTATGAGGTTGATCCAGTAATGGGAAAAATATTCGTAGAACCTTTAAATGAGTAATTACACCCACTTTGACAAAAGACAGGTACTTTCTTCTGCCGTTTTAGGATTTGAATTTGAATTCTTTTCTGAAATGGTAAGAGGAAGGATTACCGAGTCTTTGTCCAAGCTATTGGGTAAGAAGGTTATACTTTCTAATAAATATCACTCCAAGGTCCCGGTTAATTCTAGCACCTTTAAACTAGAGCCAGATTACTCTGGTGGTGGAAAGATGAATGAGTTAGTAACAGGTCCTCTACCATATTCTGAAGCAATTCCAGTATTGATTAAAGTTCTTCATTGGATAGATCAGAATGGTTGGACTACCGATAAATGTGCATTTCAATTTTCTTTAAGTTTTGATAAATCTGATAGATCTCTTGGGAGGATGGAGGAGCTTGATAAATTAAAATTTATCCTTGGTATAGATGAAAATCTCATTTACTCAGACTTTGGAAATAGACAGAATAACGTATATGCAAAATCAATCAAAAGGGTAGTACCAAGAAATAGGTTTTCTATACTTGAAAACATTTCCACTATAGACCCCAAGGTCTTTAAGATCCCTGATGAAAAGTACTATGGAGCTAATTTTAGTAAAATTCCACAGGGATATATTGAGATCAGATACTTAGGAGGTAGGGATTACCAGAAAAAGATTACTTCCATTAGGGAAGTGATAGATTATGTTGTCTTGTTTACCCATGATATACTTTCGGGTAGATCTATTTACGATAAAAATGATCTTGAAAATCTTAAGAGCATGATGAAGGATTATTCTAAGGTTGTCAGAAGCTTTTCTAACCCAGAGAGTTTTTTTATGAATTTCCCAGACTTTCATCTTCTTGTTGATCTTAAGGGATATGAGGAGAATATTAAAACATACTTCCCGTTTATTAGAGAAAAAGTATTTGATCTTATAGTAGAGGGAAACGTAAGAAGTGGCTTCTTTAATTATGATACTACTAATGGGAGATTCCAACTTAAAGATGCAAAGGTAAAAAATGCAGCATACCTAGATAATCTTGATCTAATTAACTGTAAGATAAGATCTGCTAAGCTTGATAACTGTAGGATATTTGGTAGTGATATTAGGAATAGTGAGGTACATAACTCCGAAATTATTAATACAAATAAGATTGAAAAGTCTAAAATCAAGAACTGTAGCGTAGACTTCGGTAATAAGCTTACTGAGTGCTATATAGATTGTCCTGAAAAAATGATCGACTGTGAGATAAACGGTGGAGTTTTGAGGAAGGGTGATCTTGGTAGAAATGCTCAAGTAAGTAAGGAAACTGAAAAAGCAAAAGACTTTAATGAAATCAGGAGTGGTAGATTTATAACCGATTCTAGACTAAAAAATCTGAACGACCCTATTTCAAGAATGAAGTTTAAAAATCAGAACTACTAACATGACATTAGAAGAATTAGTACAGGAAATAAAAGACGATCTTTCAGCAAGCTGTTCTTTGCCTTATAATTTGAACGATGATGAAATTCATAGGATTATAAAAAGGGCTAAGGCTTATATGTATGATAACTATCAGTATGCAGCTGAGGAGAGGGTTTTTATACTTGCTAATAATCTTTTTGGCCACGAGGAGTTTAGAAGAACTAGACAAATAAAACTTCCTGAGAAAATCGTAAGTGTATATGACGTAAGAGAAGTTAACGGAATGGGTATAGCTGGTACCCCGGATAGAGATTTTGGAGACTCCAAGCTTTTGGGGTCTGAATTGCTACTTTCGCCATTTACTGGAGATAACCTCGTTTATAGGACAGTAATGTATTCTTATTTTGACCTTGCACAAGCATACCTCCTCTCTACTTTTGCTTTTAAGTTTAATAAGAACAATAAAAAACTAACCATACTTGGTAGGGATCCTAACAGATCCGGATCTGGTGGAGTTGGGACTGGCTATAACCAGAATGGTATGGATGTAGCTGTTAGGTGTTTTATTGCAATCGATGACTACGAGCTTTATGACGACGAGCTTTTTGTTAGATATTGCTTAGCTAAGGCCAAAATTTCTCTTTCCCGAGTGCTAAGTGCATTTGACTACAATCTCCCTGGTGGAGTGAGAGTTAACACTTCTGAGCTAAGATCTGATGGTGAAAAAGAACTCCAAGAAGTCATGGATATGATAAACGGAGAGAACACTCCTTCCTATTTCTTACAGTGGAACTAATCTTGATATATATGGGGAATTAAAATTTCCCATGGTAGAGATTTATAACAGAGACCCATCAGACCCTAATTACAAACAAAACATTGTTGAGATAACTCAGCCTGTTGAGATTTGCATTGGACAGCTAAAAATGCTTTTGCTGACCAATAAAGGGGAAGTTTTGGGAGATCCAAAATTTGGTCTTAATCTGGAAGATCTTGTTTTTAGCTTAGATCTTTCAGAAAAAACTCTTAGAGACGAGATTCATAAGGGTTTAACCTATTACGTTCCTCTTTTTGCACAATTGGGTGGATATTTTGATTTAAAGTTTTATCAGGGAACTCAGAGAGATATTTGCTTGCTAGATTTTTATATACCTAGCTCGGGAGATCAGAGTCCCTTAATATCATTGAAAGTAAGTTAACAAGATGGCCAATAACATTTTTAGAAAAAATAACATCCTTATTAAAGGTCTTCTAGGAGATTCTTTTGAATTCTTGCAAAGAACGTATAACCAATCGAGGAATGTTTTTACAGTTGCTTCTGCCTGGGGACAAATACTTTTTGTACTTGAAAATTTATCCCAGCTTATACTTTACTTTATAGAGGATTCTATTACTGAATTAAATATCCAAGAGGCAACTCGTAATTACTCTGTTAAAAGTTTGGCTAGAATAGCGGGATATGATCCGGTAAGGGGAATGTCTGCTCAGGGTGAGGTATCAGTAGCTTGGAATTTAAAAGAAGACGATGCTGGAGGTGGAGCAGTTATACTCAGCAATAATCCAAAGTTACAGAACATACAAAATGGGTTGCCATACACTCTTATACTTAATTCACCGTCGATTAAGGTTCCTCTTTCTAGAGGAAGAGCTTTTAATTTCAAGATCGTGCAAGGTGCTTTTGCTTCTTCCACATTTACAGGAACAGGATTAGCACTACAAAGTTTTAATCTACCATCCAAAGCAGGTGCTTATATTGACCAGTTTTATGTAAATGTTTTTGTAAACGGAAATCCGTGGAAAAAATACGAATCTCTTTATGATATACCATTTGAGGGTGAAGGTTATTTAGTTAAAAGTGGGATCTCGGAGGGAATAGACATATACTTTGGTAATTCCAATTTTGGTAAAATCCCTCAAGCCGGTAGTATAATCACCGTTGAGTATTTGCAGACATCTGGATTTAGTGGGAATTTACAATCTAACTCAGATGTTACCCTGACTTATAGATTCTTGGACAGNGGGACTGATCTTTTTGGTAATGATGTAAATTTGAATAACTATATTGTAGTAACTGGATTATTGGATCCTAGCTTTGGTGCAGATCCAGAGCCTATTGAATTAACGAGAATAGTAGCTCCCAAAACAAGTAGATCCTTTGTCTTTGCAAATGCTGAAAATTACGAGATATACCTGCAAAAATTAAATATATTTTCGCAAATACAGGCTTTCTCTACTTTCGATGACGAATATTTAGATGATGACAATGTCGTTTACCTTTTCTTAGTCCCGGATGTTACTATATCGATGACTTCTAACCAGGATTATTTTGACATCCCACAAAGTCAGTTTTTGCTTAC